CGCGCCGACCAAGCAAGGCTCGTGAATGTGTGTGCGTCGTCTCCGTCTCTTTCCATAGTTGGATTGAAACACAGGAGGCGTCGTTGGGTAACGACAAGTCGTCGTCGGAGCGTGAAATGTCCGCATTGGTTGAAGCGTCAAGCCTTGTGCGTCGTGTCGCGGAGCCTTGCCCCGCTGGCGATTCCGTCAAGGCCGCGATGCTCAGATCGGCGCGCAAGCTGCGCTGGAATTATACGCGGGTCAGGGCGTTTTGGTACGCAGACGACCGCGTGAAGGTGACAGGCGACGAATTGAACGAACTACGCGCTGCGGCGCAAACTACCGAGGCCAAGGATGAAGTTCTGGCAAGGCTTGAATCTGTTGAGCAAATGCTCCGCGCTCTGGCGTCACGTATGCCGCAGGATGCGGACTTCTACGGCTCACACGCTGATACGCTTCGGGGTGTGGCTAGCCGGGTTGGGCGGCAAGATCATTCCGATTGATGACAACAACGCGGGGGCGTGATGAGCGAAGCGACTGGACCGCTGATCTTTGAATTACCGTTCCCGCCAACGGTAAACAACCTATTCGTCAATGGGCGAACGGGTCGCTTCACATCGCCTGCATATCGCGCATGGAAGATGGCAGCCGGAACAATTGCGAAGGCTCAAGCCAAGAGCCAACGCATCCCCGGTCCCTACGCGCTTGAACTCCAATTGAGCCGCCCCGACAAGCGCCGCCGCGATGCATCCAACTACATCAAGCCGGTCGAGGACTTGTTGGTGTGGCTACAGATCACCGACGATGACTCAGAATGCCAGTTTGTCTCTGCCGAGTGGGTAGGCAAGGGCGAAGGCGTCCGTGTTGCTGTCAGGCCAACACGCAGGAGGCTCGCAAATGACTAAGCCCCTTAATCTTAGTGGGTTTAGGTTTGGCCGTCTCGTCGCCGTTGAACTTGTCAGGGGTGGCGGAGAATTGCGATGGCGCTGCCTTTGTGATTGCGGGCGCGAAAGTGTGGTGAGCCGGAACAATCTAAGGCGGGGGAACATCGTTTCGTGTGGGTGTTTGGCGCGTGAACAATCTAGCGCGCGTGTGAAGACGCACGGCATGAAGGGTACGCCAGAATATAAAGCTTGGGATTCAATGCGCGCTCGCTGCAATAATCCGCGCGCTAAGGGGTACAATAATTACGGTGGCCGGGGAATATCTGTTTGCGACGAGTGGCAACAGAGTTTTGAGGCGTTCTTTGCGCACATCGGGCAACGTCCATCGCCAAAACACTCAGTGGACAGAAAAGACAACTCCAAAGGGTATGAGCCCGGCAATATTCGGTGGGCCACAGCTAAAGAACAGCAGAGAAACAGGCGCTGCAACCGGCTCTACGAATATGATGGCCATCAACTTACAGTTGCAGAAATAGCGGATCGTACAGGGCTAAACGCGAACACAATCAAGTACAGACTAGCGCGCGGTTGGCCTGAGCATCTAGCTTTCTCGGTCAAAAGCAGCGCATTCCCCCCTTTCAAACGGTGGGGCGAGCAATGAGCGACTTCGCCGAACTAGCCCGCTATGCCGACATGCACCTTCGCGAATACGCGGAGCAAACAACCAACCTCGCCAATTCATCGAAAGCCGCCATCTCGCCTGAGATGTTGCAGCAGCGCCGGAACGCATACGCAGAGCGGGCGAAGATAGCCAGCATCATCAAAATCGTAGCCCGTGACGCGCGCATATCCGCGCTTGTGGCGGAACAGATGGGGGCGGAATGACAGGCGCACACAACACAAGGCGCACTCGCCCGCGTGATCGCGTCAACCTCAACGTCTTATCTGAGGCGGTTGCGGAATTACAGATGGAATCCGAATTGCGGGGCGTCGGCTTAGCCACGCTTTGCAGCCGACTCTTAGAAATTATCGCGGAAGATTCTGACCTGATTGACAACATCCTTGACGGTGAAATGAAGCGTAAAGGGGACGTGTGATGCCAGCGTTGCAAATTAGTCGTGAAGAAATCGGCAGCTTCGACCTTGCGAAGTACAGGGCTATCCGCAAGCGCTTGTTTGTCGTGCCATTGGCTCGCGTCCGGTTGGCTGCGAAAATCTATGATGCGCCGATAGGGCCTATTTATCTTTCACCAAATCAGGTTGCGGCCATCGAAGCAATGAAGCTGATGACGTATAGCTCAACAATCAATTCAAATCGGTGGAAAGTTCTTGTTGACCTAACTTGCAGGCTTCACCACATCAACGCTGTTGAGTTATTTTCAAATCGGCGCAAGCACAAGTTTTGCCTTGCCAGACATGAACTCTGGTTTGTTGCGTCGAAGTATCTGCCGTGGAGCTTGCCTCAGTTTGGTAGGGCGTCAGGCGACCGCGACCACACGACTATCTTGCATGGCATCCGCTCATACGGGGCCAAGTTGGAATCCGGCTTAGTCCAGTCCGAACTTATGAAGGCAGTCAGCAAGATGCCGCTCTTTCAAGACGAAGGCGATTTAGCCGCCTGTGCGGAGGCGTGAGGGATGGGGCTGATTGCCGATATGATCCGCGCTGGCGTGTCGCCTGAGCTTGTTGAGCAAGCGGCGGAACGCATGGCAGACGAGCGCGCCCGTGGGGCGTTGTCGGCTGCCCCCGCGCGGTCAAAGGCGGCGGATCGTCAGGCCCGTTATCGTGAGCGGAAGGCGTCACAAAGCGTAACAAACCATAACAGCGTTACGCTTGTTACGGAAAGTGACGCTTCCGTTACGCCAGAGGCTGAAAATCGCGAAGCCTCGCGCGCGTGTAGTAATACTAATCTCCCTACGGGAGATATTAGTTATATACCCCCCTTACCCCCCAAGACCCGAAACCGTGGCCACCGGCTGCCAGAAGGCTGGCAGCCTGATGCTGATTTGATCGCCTTTGCGGATGGCCTTGGGTTCTCGACTGACCAAGAACGGAAATCACGGGCTGAGTTCTGCGATTACTGGCGCGGCGTGCCGGGTTCCCGTGGTTGCAAACTTGATTGGCCAGCCACTTACCGCAACCGGCTTCGCGAAGTCGCCGGCAAACTGAAACTTCAACCGAGGGGCAACGTCCTGCCGTTTGCTTCGGGAACCGATCCGCCGCGCCACGTGATGACAGAGGCCGAAAAGCGGGCGGCCGCGCTGAAATTCGATGAAGATTACCGAGCGGGGAAATACAGGTGAACCAAGCGGCAGAACAATATCATCAGCGGGCGTTGGCGTTCCATCGGGCGAACCCCGGTATGGTGTTCGTCGTGCGCGGCGCGGACCATACGCGGCAAGTTCAGGCGTGGTTCACGTATTTCCATTCCCGTGGGCAGGCAGGAACGATTAGCTTGTTTCGGCAACTGTTGAACGGCAAGGGCGTCGTGCAGTTTCCGTGCGAATGGCCTGAATTGTTTGACCCGAGCTACATCGCGCCCGCGCATCAGTGGGTAGCGCCAGAGGATCGCCCGCAGTCGCGCCGGGATATGTCGCGAGTTGTCGATAAGACGCTCCACAGCCTGCGCAACGCGGTCCCGCGCGGTCGCCAGCCTGTGCCGAAGGATCATCTGAAAGAGCCGGAACTTTCGCCGCAGGAATGGCTTGCGCAGTACCGCGATGATCCGCCGCCAATTCCTGTTTTGAGCGACGAGGCGAGGGCCAAGATGGGCCTGCATCCGCCCCGCACGGAACACGCCGCCTAACAACCACGGGGGACAGAATGGCGAAACGCAAAACAGGGGCTAGGCATCCTTGCGGAAAGCTCAAGCAGCCAAGCGCGAAAGAGCGCGCCGATATTCAGGCAAAGAAAGCACGCATGGAATCTGAATACGTCCAGAACCAGCCGCATCGCAGGGGCTTTGCCGTCAAGGATGACCCGCGCCTTGAAAGCGAGTTAGGGCGGTTCTGTGTCCGCTACAAGCTGCGCAAGGAGCTATTTGACGCGGCCCTAGATTGGGCGAACATCGTCAGGCTTTACCGGGCGGCATGGGGCGCACCTCAGGACGAGAACCACGCCAGCGCCGGGCTAGGCGAGGGGCCTTCCATGGAAACGCAGGCCAAGTGGAAGGCTGAAATGCTGTCGATCGAGGAAGACCTGTACGGCTTCCACGGCAAGAACAAGGCCCGATACAAGGCGACGATGGAACTCGTTCTGAGAGGCATTGCGCCGGTCAATGAGCTTGTCCCGTATGCCATTGACGGGCTGCGGATCGTGGCGATTAACCGGGCGAAGATGAGCGCGAAGGATGCGCCGTTTCAGCAGGCGGCATAGGCTGTGAATAATTCACGGGGCGGGGCTTGCAAATGGTTTCCGAATATGCCACCGTTCCGGCTGATACAATCAGATACGCGCGCCCGGCTTAGGTCGGGCGTTTTGATTCCAGAAGTTTGCGCCGCCTAAAAATGCGGACCGTGGCAACGGGGGCAGCGCAAAGCCGCTAAATCAGGACAATGGATTGGGGTTTGTCCCGGTCGGCGGCCCTGTATCAATTCACAGTTTAGCGCCAGTGAAACTTATCTCCCGTTCGCGCGGGGCTGCGTTTTCAAAAGAGACTGGCGCTAATGCCTTCGGCGGCCTCCCCTAACAGCCACGCTCCCCTCCTAGTGCATAGGGTGGAGAGCCGCCGATCCTTACGCAGCACGCCAAGCCGGAAGCCCAAACGACAACGCGGCGCACGCCAGCCCGATATAACCGGGCGCACCGTTAGCGGACCAACGGGAGACTTGATTAACACCGCAGCCCAATTGCCTAGCGCATTCACGGGCTGACCAGTTTCGGGTGGCCTTCATGTGGGCCACCCATGCGGAGAAGTCAGGCGCGGTCATCATCAAGGCTCTTTCTAGGTTCCCGCCCTTCAATGGCGTCTAGCAGGCGATACCAAGCGAGCTTTTCATCACGGGTTAGTGGGCTAAGGCAACCCATCGCCATTTGGATGCAACGCAAAAGACGCCCGACCTCGCCGGGCATCTTGTCTATGTCTTTTGGGTCGTAGCGCATTAGCCTTCCGCCTTTATCGCTTTGCCGCCGAAGATTTCACCAGTTGCGAGTGCGATTTCAGCGGCATCAATTGAGAGCGGCAACCAGCGGCGGGCAGCGCCCCAATAGTGGGCAACGCGCTTGCCGTTTTTGTTGGTCTTGATGCGGATAGTGATGGTTTTGGTCATCTGCTTGCTCCGTTTCGATGATTGATATTGTCACTAATCAGTGCGCTTGTCAAACGGATTATCACCTATGAGTGAAAAAAAGTTTGAGGACCGCCAGCGTCAATCAATGGCAGACTTCCGGCGCTCGGCATGGCAACCCGGCGATAAGCTTCCTGATTGGGCTACACACGTTAGGGTTGACGCTTATTCTGAGAATGGCAAAGGCCCGTATTTTCGAGTGACGCCCATCGTTGTGGAAAATCCCGAAGCCCAGCGCCAACGCCAGCAAGCCGAAGCAATACGCCAGATGAATGCAGATATGGCTGATTTGGTCGAGTTCGCGAAGCAGGGCGAGTTTAGAGAGAGCGATGCCGGTTCTTGAAAACTCCCGCCATGAGAAGTTCGCTCAGGGCCTAGCGCAAGGCATGAGCGCGGCGGAAGCATACCGGCAGGCAGGTTACAACGGGGACCGGACGGCGGCCTCAAGGCTAGCAACAAATGTCAACGTGCAAGCCCGCGTCGATGAATTAAAGCAGCGCGCCGCTGCAAGCGTCTCTCTCAGCAAGGAATGGGTTCTCGAACGCCTCATTGCCAATGTGGAAATGGGTCAGCAAGCGGGCGACCTCGCACCAACAAACAAAGCGCTTGAATTGCTTGGCAAAGAACTAGGCATGTTCGTAGACCGCTCGGAGAACGTCAACCAGAATGTCTCTTACGTCATCTCAGGCGAACCCGTCGAGGACGCCGACGAGTGGCTTGCCGAACACCGCCCGAACTAAACTCGCATGGGCTCCGCAAGCAGGCCCGCAAGCTGCTTTGGTCAAATGCCCGGTTGATGAGATATTCTTCGGCGGCGCTCGCGGGGGCGGCAAGACAGACGGGATGCTTGGCAAGTTCGCCAGCAAGGCGAGCAAGTACGGCAAGGACTGCGTAGGGGTTTTCTTCCGCAAGACCCGTGAGGACTTGAAAGAGGCTATGGAGCGCTCAGCCCAGATTTATGGGCCGATTGGCGCGAAGTGGCATGAGCAAAAAAAATGGTGGCGGTTTCCTAACGGCGCGCGTCTCAAGTTTGAATACCTGGAGCGTGACGCCGACGCGGACAACTATCAGGGCCACAGCTATACGGACGTATTCTTCGAGGAGTTGACGCATTGGGCGGACCCCAAGCCGGTCAACAAGCTTCGGGCCACATTGCGCAGCGCGGCGGGTGTGCCGTGTCAGTTTCACGCCACGGGCAATCCGGGCGGGCCGGGCCATCAGTGGGTTAAGGCGAGATACATTGATCCTGACCCGCGCGGCTGGCAGATCATCAAGGATGAGTTTGAAAACCCGTTCACGGGCGAGAAGGTCAGCAAGAGCCGGATATTTATTCCATCGAAGCTTGTTGATAATCGGTTTCTTGGTTCTGAGTATGTTGCGAACCTGTATCAGTCAGGTTCAAAGGAACTTGTCAGAGCATGGCTTGAAGGCGACTGGTCCGTAATCGAGGGGGCGTTCTTTGACTGTTGGTCGAACGAACAACACGTTGTGCGCCCGTTCACCATTCCCAACGACTGGCTCAGATTCCGTTCCTCAGATTGGGGCAGCGCGGCTCCATTTTCAGTTGGATGGTGGGCAGTTGTTGGTGATGAGTACGCGCTCGAAGGTGGCAAAAGATTACCTCGTGGCGCTTTGGTACGCTATCGAGAATGGTACGGTGCGAGCGCACCTAACGTCGGACTTAAACTCACAGCCGAAGAAGTCGCCCGAGGGATAAAGGCCAAGGAAGCAGGCGATAAGATAGCCTTTGGCGTTCTTGACCCTGCGGCGTTCGCTGTTGATGGCGGGCCAAGCATCGCAGAGCGGATGCTGAAAGAGGGCGTTTCGTTCCGGCCTGCTGATAACAAGCGCGTCTCCCAACGCGGCGCAATGGGCGGTTGGGATCAAATGCGTGCACGCATGAAGGGCGGGGAGGATGGCCGCCCCATGCTCTACGTTTTTGATACGTGCAAAGACTTCATCAGGACAGTTCCCGCCTTGCAGCATGACCCGGACAAGCCGGAAGACTTGGACACTGACGCTGAGGACCACGTTGCGGACGAGGCGCGTTATGCGTGCATGTCGCGTCCGTGGATGCCGCGCCAGCAAGAGGACAAGACGCCAGACCGGCTTGATCTACAAGTGATGCCTAACGGGCAAGTGCGGACGAATATGAGCGTCTTTGAGATTATCGAGGCGAAGCGAAAGCGGAAAGCCAGCTTATGACCCTCTTGCAGCAGAAAACAGGCGCTGAGGATCGCTGGCGCAAGGTTCGTGAATCGCTGCCTCCGATGTGCAAGATGCTATCGAAGATTGTTATCGCCAATAGTGCTGGCGTGAAGCTGTCACTCGTCAAGCGAGTGCAGCATATTCGTAGAGTAAACCAATATTGGTGCGTCGGGGATTATGCCCGTATTCAGCGCCAAGAAAAACTGAACAACGCTAGGATCATCCTGCGGGTGAAGTCGCTCAAGCGCTTCCGCTACAACGTGAACGAAGTCTATTATGATTTAGTTGCTGAAAACGAGAAGCCGCCCAATGGATGAGTCAAGCGCCACATACGAGACGAAAGAGCAGGCGCAGGAAAGCGCTGCTGATTTCGTGCGCTTCTGGCTCGACGCCATAGAAGCGGCCTCGAAAGAAGAAAAGGACTGGCGCGACAACGCGGACGATGTGCTTAAAATCTATCGCGGGGAAAAGAACTCCGAGACGGAATTTAACATCGTCTTTTCCAACGTCGAGACGCTCATTCCAGCAATCTACAATTCAACGCCTGTGCCTGATGTTCGTAGGCGCTTCGGGGATCGTGACCCGGTAGCGAAAACCGTTTCAGACATGCTTGAGCGGGCGATTAGCTATTCTCTCGACTCCTACGACTTCGACGCGACCATGCGGGCCGTGCTGTTCGATATGGCCGTTCCGGGCCGTGGCGTGGCGCGTGTCCGCTATGCGCCGTATATGGACGAGGCTGGTGAGGCGGTCGCATACGAAGAAGTTGGTTGTGAATACGTCCCTTGGAAGCATTTTCGGCACGGCGCGGCCCGTGTGTGGGACGAGGTGCCGTGGATTGCTTTCGAGCATTTCCTGTCGCGTGACCAGTTGCGCCGCCTTTCGCCGGAATTGGCTGAGAAGGTCGCCCTTGATTGCTCCACAAAGGGCGAAAACGCGCCCGAGGATCAAAGCGACATATTCAAGCGCGCCCGCGTGTGGGAGGTTTGGGATAAGGAAGCCAAAGAGCTAACCTTCATCGCCACAGGCTACCTTGATGGCCCGCTTGTGCGTGAAGCTGACCCGTTGGGCCTGACTGGCTTCTGGCCTATCCCGCGCCCTGTGCAGCCGATCCTGACGCCCGGCAAGCTTTGCCCCGTCACGCCCTACACGGCCTATAAGGTTCTAGCCGAAGAACTTAACGCCGTGACGCAGCGCATTCGCAAGATTGTCCGTCAGGTGAAGGTGAAGGGCGGTTATCCGGCTTCGGGCAATGATGTGAACGCGCTCGCTGGCGCTGATGATGGCGAGTTGGTTCCGCTTGAGGGATTGGAAGCTTTCGTCACATCGGGCGGCGATGTGAATAAAATGATTGCGTGGTGGCCGGTTGAGCCTGCGGTGAAAGCCCTCGCTCAGTTGTACCAGCAGCGCGAGCAGATCAAGCAGACGATTTATGAAGTCACGGGGATCAGCGATATTGTTCGCGGCGCTTCGATGGCTTCCGAGACGGCCA